GAGCCCACGCTAGGCCAATAGCAATACCGGCTCCAACGAGTATAGGTTGGGCGATCTTTACGTTTTCAACAAGGTATCCAAACCCTGTAATCGCGTTAGTTAATTTAATAGATAAGTTTTCAATACTTGCAGCTGCTCCACCGGCTCCATTAGGTCCAGCGACTCCACCAAGGGCCTCAAACAAACCTCCACCAATACGCTCCTTGGCTTTGTTGCTTGCCTCGGCGAGGATGGCTAATTGCCCACTAAGACTCATGGCGGCCTCATCGGCTGCGCCCATGGTGTCTTTAGATATTTTGCTTAAAATCTCGTCAAAGGTCATCGATGCCAGCTCGGCTTTTGTCAGACCCAAGCGGTATTGAGTTAAGGCTTTAGTGTTTCCCACGTAAGCATTTGATAAATCGGATGCCACGGTAGCGACGTCGGTGTTACGTGATGCGGCAAGGTTAAGAGCCACGTTCATAATCTCAGTTGATTTAGCAACAGAGCCGGTAGCTGTAAGTAGAGCTTGCATAGCCGGTACAGCTTGAGCACCTGTAACGCCGTAGAGCTTGCCGATCTGATCTACATAGTTAGATACAGCCGGTGCGTCAAAAGCTAAACCTAAGTTTTTTACTGTGTTAGTTAATACGACCGTCTCTTTTTCAGCATCGGCAAAAGCCTTAATCGATGACTTGACCGCGAAGCCAAGGGCAGCGCCACCAAAAGCAATACCAAAAGATTGTCCTAATCCTTTAACGGTTTTATTAAGTTTGTTTACAGCTGTGTCAGCTTGCTTAAAAGCATTTTTACCTAAAAACTCGGCAAGGATTTTAATATCAATATTGGATGCAACCATTACGATACCTTCTTAATCCCATTAGTAACGAGGCCACCGGTCTTAGATTGAAATAGATCATTAGTACGGATCACGGCGCGAATAACAGCGTCGAAAGTTTTACCTTTGTCTTCATCCCAAGCGCGATAGAGGAGACGACCATGCAGGTCGCCCTTACCCTTCATCTGACCGCCCATAGCTTGAATAAAATCGCGACCAGCATATTTATTAGGGGAGTGTGAGTACCGCTTACCTTTAGTGCCTTTAGGGCCTACCCAAGGCTGGCCAAACGGATTGGCACGACCAGCGGTCTCATAGATAGCACCGGCAGCTGAGGCATTGACAATACGTACCGTCGATGCGAAGCCGTTTACGTTTGTCTTAGATTTAGTAAGACTTAAACGGATCCCGCTCTTAACTCGACGTACATCATAAAGCGGAAACTTTCCATTACCTTTACCCCAGTTTGATAGGGGAGCAGCGGCAGGAGCGTAAGCCTTGGCCTGTGCCACTACCTCAGCTGTAGCATCTTTAAGCTCTTGCTTTAATGCTTTATCTAATTCAGGCGCATACGCTTTAAGAGATTTCAAGAGATTATTTACGCCGCTTAGCTCGACTGGCATTTTCCATCTCCTTACCTTCATCTTGTAGGCCCTGCACTAGTGCATCGAGCATTGTTTTATCGAGTTCTAATAACGCTTGAGGCGCGACTCCCAGTCGAATACTTAATCTTGCGATCAAATATGTAAAAGGGAGATCGCGCTTCAGGCTAAAGGGTCGCTGTCTAATACCTCGACTGACTTAAGTGTTTCCACAAAAGACTCGCCAAAAGGTTTAGGCGCTTCACCTGCACGCTTTGTTATTTCCCAAGCCAAGTAGTAGACCATCGATTGTTGCTCTAGTTCACGAAAGGCTTTATGAAAACCTGTCTTGTAATAGTTCTCGAAGGCGTACTCAATAGCCGGCGAGATTTCGCCAACCAATTCAGTACCGTCGTTACGTACGATCTTTAACTTTGCCATTTTTTTGCCCCTTAGTTAGTTAGTTTGATTTACCAAGTACCTGTTGATGCAATAGCTGTCTTTGAGTTACAGGTAAACGTCAGATCCATCATGCCTTCATCTGCTACCGCACCGTTGATTGGTGTTAGGTTGTCGATCAAAATAGTGCCGGTATAAAGTACGTTGCTTGCAGATATGGCAGCTGTGTAATCCTGAATAGCCTTAAATGCAATTGTTGTACCGTATGCAGCTTGTAGCGTTGCAAGGATTGACCCTGCCGCTGTGTCGTTAAGTAGTGTTACTGTGATTGTGTCGGCTGATAATCCAGTTACAAACTTATGAGCTGTGTCGCCCATCGCTGTAACCTCAAGCTGATCGGCTTGCTGTGTAAGCGTAAAGTTAGTTACATGGTCCGAAAAATCTACCGGTGAAGCGCCGACCTTAAAGCCGACTTTATTATTTAGAAAAATCGCCACGATTTATTCCTCGTCTTTCTTGGCTGTTGTTTTTGGTGTTGTTTCGATCTGACCTATCTTTTTAAGAAAAGCCAAATCCTCGGGTGTTAGGTCAGACATGATTAACTCCAACTCGTCAGTATTGATATGGAAAAATCGGCTGTTAAAAGAGATCCGCTTTGTACCTCAAGTACAGACGGAGCACTCATAGCGCCAATATTTAATTGGATCGACGACGCGGCTAACTTGGCAAATACAGCTACGGCCATAGTCTCGATACCTTGTAGGTTGCCTTGATTGTCAAGCATTGGTACGGTCATAATGATCTTAAAGTTAGCTAAAGGCGAGATCGATATATATGAGTTATTGCTTGGCGTAATGTAATTTTCTGCCGGTGCAACGATTACAGAGTTAGCCGTAATTGTTGGAGGCGGAAAACTATATGTATTCCATACGTTCGGATTGGCTAGAGCATTAGCGATCGTTGCTCGTAGCGTAGTTATGGCCGCTGTCATTATCCGACCATGCTCGAGGGATTTTGATAGCCGGCAATAAGTCCGCGTATTTTACCGATCATTGAGTTACCCATACGGTAAGGGCTAGGGCTAAAACCATCGATAGTTACGCCGCCTGTTTGTGATACCTGTCGTGCTTGAAAAATATCTGTAGCAAGGATCATCGCGGCCTCTCGTACAGCCGGAGTCGTCGCGTATGCGTTTGTCTTTGTATCTGCTCCAACGGCTGAGCCGTAAGGGAGTACACGAGTAAAATTAAGATTTGCATTGGTCTTAGCAAATTGGATAAAGCTGTAACCCCTAGGCCAGTTAAATGCGTATGTATTCCACGCTATAGATGGAAAATTATTAGTAGTACCGGCGCTCCATGGAAGCGTGCCAGTAATTGTATAACTTCCGTTAAAAGTTGAGCCGCACCCACTCAAGGTTACAGACTGACCCGTACTAAAGATTGCAGGGTTAGCAACCATTACGGTAGCTATGTTATTTTGTAGCGTTGTACCTACTACAGGTACAGAGTCAAACCATAAAAATTGATTAAGTAAATCTTGGGCAGCCTGACAGCACGTTTCGACAATATCTGAGCTATACAGATCCGATATTCCAAGGTTGGCTCTTAGCTCAGCCTCAGTTACGTATGTAGCTGCCATGTTTTTACTCCCATCTTAAAAAAGGCCGGTAGGGCTCAAAGGGCTAAGAGCCCTACCGACTATTAGGTTTTATTACGTTAGGTTGAAACGGACAATTCCGTTAGGCATCTTGGCGATTGTTGCCATGTAGCCGTAAATTGCGACCTGTACCTGTAGGTTGCTTACAACGTTTACAGACATATATGCCTGAGGTGACTGATAAACAGTAAATGCCTCAGGTGCGAGGATTACGGCAGAGTCATCGATAGTCGTTGTAGCTGTGAAGTTCTTGTCTACGTACAGTTCTAGACCTAGTACGTTGCCTCGGATTGAGCCCGGCTGTGTTAGTCCGGCTGCGTTCATTGGCTGAGATGCTGAATAGATAGGGCGACCTGTTGAGTCCACGCTACCCATTAGGAGCTGCCATTGAGATCCGTTAGCGATGTAGTTATTAGCAAAATAGCCTGTCGCTTCGTAAACCTTACGAGCTGCGTCAGCTGCATAACCAATAATGCCCGCGCTTGATGCTGCCTGAGTTGCGCCTTGCTGACCAGCTGTAATCAACGCATTAAGTACTGTTGTGTCGATTGTCTTTAGGTAAGCATTTTGTAATTGTGCTGTTAGTTCAGCATAGAAATTAGGATCTGAGCGCTCTAGTAGTTCTACGCTGATCGTGTTCATACCTGAGTACTTGTTTACTGTACCTGTTAGGTACTGTGTAACCATGCCTGTATTTTCAACAGCGCCGGCTTCAGCCTCAACAGTTACAACAGGTGCTACGCCTGACTGGCCACCAGCCGAAGTAACAAGAGATGGCACGTTAATCGTCATACCGCTAGATGGCAATACTCCACGAGAGCAAGCATCGATAGCAGGTGTACCGAAACGTGTATTAGTTGGAAACTCTGAAAGGTACTGTGTTGGATTAAATGCAGGGTTAGTAGAAAATGAGTCGTCGGCAGCTGTGACGTATAGCTTTGAGTCCTCGTTACCTAGTGCAGCTTTAATCTTGTGCTCTGTGTAAGCACCCATAGATGTAATTGGTGTACGTACTCGCTGTGAGTCTAAAACGGATGGTCGGATAATTTGGCGAGATGCCTCTAGAGGGGCAGCCTCGGCCGGTGCTTCCGCCGGAATATCCGGCGTTGTATCTGGGGCTGTCGTCATGACATCCTCGCTTTCGGTTTCGGTTTCGATTTCTACGATTGTCGTATTTATCGTTGTGGTTTTTGTGCTTGTGCTTGTAGCTGCTTCGAGCGCTGCTCGTGCGGCTGCAATATCAGTTACGGATGCGCTTGAAAAGGCAGGGCTCTCTACGAGGCTTACCTCTTTGAGGACCGCCGCCGTTACTAACAGGTAGTCACCCATTGGCTTAGAGGCCGTTACATCGACCCCTACGGATAAGCCGCTTACTAGGTTTTCCTGAGCGAGTACGAGCGCATCTTGTCCTCGAGTGCTGCTCGATAACTTAAACGATCCGTAAATACCTGCGGTTGAGTCGCTAAATGAAAGTGCGCGACCTACCGGCTTATCCTGTTGATGCTGTGAAAGTAATTTAATTTTTGTTGCATCCGGAATAGCGATAGATCCTCGCTCAAATACAACAGGTCCGGCGGATGTATGGCCGACCTCACCATAAGGAGCTACAAGGCCCGATACGGTGCGGCTACCTGCATCTGCCGCTTGGATTTCTTGGTTAAACGTTAGTAGCACTTGGATCTCCTAGCGGTGTGAGTTGCTCCATTTGTCGAGCTTGATTTACATCGATCAGATTGAGAGAGAGCATCTTTTCGATTATGTCTAAACGATCTTTAGCATCTGATCGTAAAAATGTATCGTCTACAGCAAAGCGGACTTGATTTTGTGAGTTAGTTATATCGTTCATTGATAAACGATCCTCAATAGCAGAGATGTATGGCTGTAATGAATACGCCATAAACTCGCGACGACCATC